ACATTGAGAAGTCCATTTACAAATAATGTAGACAGACAAGCAGCGCAAGATTATATGAGCGGTATTGTTTCTAACATTAGACTACCTTTTTAAAACATTAAATAATAAACTAGGAGACGGTTATGGAAAAATTAAAAGAAATCATAAATTCTGTAAAAGATCATAGTTGGGATTATGTTGATGCTGCATTAGGTGCAGTCATTGGACTACTTTTGTTTATAATTATTGTAAATTAAAAACAAGTTATGTTATCACTTTTAGGGTCTGTTCTAGGTTTTGGAACGAGCTTTCTTCCTTCTATACTAGGGTTCTTTGAAAAAGGACAATCCAACAAACATGAATTAAAGATGTTAGAGGCTAGGGCTAAATATGCCGATACCTTGAGCAAGCTTAAAGTTCAAGAGTTAGATGCTGAAGCAGACATACAAGAAACACGTTCTATCTACGAGCATGCATCAGAAGTTGTAGCTAATAGTAAATCTACGTTTATATCTGCTGTTCAAGCATCGGTTCGTCCCGTTATTACATATTTCTTCTTTGCTCTTTTTGCTACGATTAAAGGTCTTGGAGTTTATGTTGCCGTCCAAGATGGATCTAATGTAAGCGAGGCTATACTAAATAGTTGGGATCAGGAAACAGCAATATTATTTTCAACAGTAATTTCTTTTTGGTTTGGTGGCAGAGCCATGAAACACATTAGAAATAGTAAGAGTTAGGAGCGATGTCTCAATTCGATTGGGATAAGTTAGCAGACGGGCTTTCTGGAGAGGAGGCTCGTTATGCTTTAAAACTCAAGAAACGCCTTAACGGACTAGAAACACAAAAACAAAGACAAGATCAATTCATGCCCTTTGTTAAACATATGTGGCCTGATTTCATAGAGGGTGAACATCATAAAATATTTGCAAAACAATTAGAAGCTGTTGCGCGTGGTAAATCTAAAAGGCTTATTGTTAATATGCCACCTCGTCACACTAAGTCTGAGTTTGCCAGTGTCTACTTCCCAGCGTGGATGATGGGACGCAATCCTAAGTTAAAAATAATTCAAGCAACACATACAACAGAGCTTGCAACGGGTTTTGGTCGTAAGTGTAAGGCTGTTGTTAATAGCCCTCCCTTTCAAGAATCTTTTCCTGAAGTTAAAATATCACCAGAGAGTAATGCTGCTGGTCGTTGGAACACAGTCGATGGTGGTGAGTACTTCGCCGCCGGCGTCGGCGCGGCGATTACCGGACGTGGTGCGGACTTGTTAATTATTGATGATCCACACTCCGAGCAAGACGCTCTATCATCAACATCTTTTGACGCATGTTACGAATGGTATACGTCCGGTCCAAGACAAAGATTACAGCCAGGTGGGTCTATTGTTATCGTTATGACACGTTGGTCTACAAAAGATCTAACAGCTGAAGTTCTAAAGATGCAGTCACGAAAAGGTGCAGATCAATGGGAAGTTATAGAATTTCCTGCTATATTCGAAGATGATAGTGTGCTTTGGCCTGGTTTCTGGTCCCGTGCTGAATTAGAGGGCGTCAAGGCTTCTTTGCCTGTTTCTAAATGGTCAGCACAGTGGTTACAAAAACCAACGAGTGACGCAGCATCAATTTTAAAAAGAGAATGGTGGAAGAAGTGGGAAGAAGATGAACCTCCAAAATGTGAGTATGTCTTACAGTCTTATGATACAGCGTTTCTTAAATCTGAAAGAGCAGACTACAGTGCTATAACAACGTGGGGTATTTTTTATCCTGACGAAGATTCCGGTCCTAATATTATTTTGCTTAATAGTGAAAAAGGACGATGGGAGTTTCCAACCTTAAAACGCAAAGCGCAAGAACATTACAATGATTATGATCCTGATATGGTTCTTGTCGAAGCTAAAGCTTCTGGACTTCCTTTAAGTCAGGAGTTGAGAAATATGGGAATACCTGTTATTAATTTTAGTCCAGGTGGTCGTCGTTCCGGTCAAGATAAAATAGCAAGAGCAAACGCTTCTGCTCCTATGTTTGAGGCTGGTTTAATATGGTGTACTGACGCAGAATGGGCTGAAGAAGTTGTCGAGGAATGCGCATCATTTCCCAATGGTGATAATGATGACTTGGTAGATTCAACAACTCAGGCTATACTGCGTTTTAGAGAAGGTGGTCTTGTTCGTCATCCTGAAGATTATGAAGAGGATGAGGAGTCTGGTCCACGTCAATTTGAATATTATTAAAGGAGAAGTAAATGCCAAGAGTTGGAAAAAAACATTTTTCATATGATGACGCAGGTTATGCAGCAGCACAAGCCGAAGCCGATCGTACTGGAAGTTCTATGATTACAGGATACGCTAGAGGCGGTTCTGTTGAAGAGTTAATAAGTGAAGGTTCAAGAAAAGTATCTGATGCAGAAAGAAGAAAATTAGCAAGAGATTATGAAAATAATTCTCGTGCTGCTAACAGAGATTTTGAATATGACAGAGCAAGTTACGAGTTAGATCAAAACGCTGGAAGAACTATGTCTGATACAGATAGAAAAGTTGGAAGAACAATGTCTAACAGAGATAGAGATCAAATTGCTAGAGCTAAAAAAACGTTAGGCGAAAGCGGAAGAACAATGTCTAACAGAGATAGAATGGCTAAAGGTTTTTCTGAGGGCGGAGAAGTTTTTACTGAAGCTAAAACAGTTAAAGTACCTAAAGGCAACGGCGCAGGCACTATGAGAGGCATGGGCGCAGCTACTAGAGGTGGTAAATTTTCTGGAACATTCTAGAAAATGGACATCACAGACTTTTTAGATTATAAAGTAATAACTTTAGAAGAAGCAGTATCAAGAGCTATTTGTTTTGGTAACGCGGATCATAAATGTTCTTGTAAAAGTCCAATAAGTTGTGATTATTATAAGAATTTTAATATGTCAGCTTTATCGGCCATTGTAGTTATTATGTCTGCTGATATACTTGAAATACCAAAGTCGGAGATTAATTAATGGCTAGTGTTGAAAATCCTTTTGGACCAGGAGGTCCCCAAGAAAATCCATTAGAACTTGAACAACCTTTATCCAACGGAGAGGTTCCTGCTGAAATCGTAGAAATGATTGATGCTGGTGGCTTAATGGATCAAGAAGGAAACATCGAGTTTGGAGCTACAGAAGAAATAGAAGAAATCAACCTTGTTTCATTTGATGGTAATTTAGCCGAGTATATGGAAGATACAGAATTGATGAACATTTCTAATGATCTTCTTGGTGGAATTGAAGAAGATAAATCTTCAAGAAGAGGATGGGAAGAGACATACGAAAAAGGAGTTAAGCTTCTTGGCTCTTTAGAGCCTGAAAGGTCTGAACCTTTTCAGGGAGCATGTAACGTTATTCATCCTATGCTTGCGGAAAGCGCAACTAAATTCCAAGCAATGGCTTATAAAGAATTACTACCAGCTGGCGGTCCTGTAAAAACTATGGTGCTAGGAGATCCTAGTATTGAAGTTCAAGCACAAGCTGATCGTGTTCAAGAATTTATGAACTATCAGATTACTTGTGAAATGGAGGAATACGATCCTGAGTTAGATCAACTTCTTTATTACTTACCTTTAAGTGGTTCGGCATTTAAAAAAGTTTATTATGATTCTAATATGGGAAGGCCTTGCGCAAGATTTGTACATGCTGAAAAATTAATTGTTCCTTACAACACTACTGATCTTTTATCAGCACAACGCATTACTCAACAGTTAAGTATGAGCGGGAATGATATTCGTAAAATGCAACTGTCTGGAGTTTACCGAGATATAGATATTGGATCCGGAGGTTATGTTAACACTAGTAGTGTACAAGATGAACTTGCCAGACAAGAAGGTATAGAAAGAGTATCTACAGATGATGATGTTTATGAACTTTATGAAGTTCACGCTTTACTAGACCTAGATGGTTTTGAACATACAAATGAAGCCAAAGAACCAACAGGAATTAAACTTCCTTATATTATTACCTTAGATGCAATAAACGGCACAATTTTATCTATTACCCGTAATTACGCAGAAGGAGATTCTTCTCACAAACCTAAGCAATATTTTGTTCATTATAAATTTCTCCCCGGTTTAGGTTTTTACGGCTTTGGATTACCACACATTATTGGTGGTGTTTCTTCTTCTGCTACGTCTATCTTACGTCAACTTATTGATGCTGGTACTTTAGCAAACTTACCTGCTGGTTTTAAAGCTAGAGGAATACGAATCAGAGACGACGACGTTCCGCTACAACCTGGTGAGTTTAGAGATGTAGATGCTCCAGGCGGATCATTACAAAACTCTCTTATTCCATTACCATTTAAAGAACCTTCCGGAACTTTATTTAATCTTTTAAGATTGTTAGAAGAAAGTG